ATTCCAGCGTGCACCAGTTTGAATGGAATGGTTGGATGCCCCGCATTGAGAAAAGCATCCCGTAGAGTTGCATAAAGAAGCATTTGAACCGTTTTCATCACTGGGTTTTTGAGAACGGGCTGATTTTCCAAACGAACTTCTCCAAGCATGCCAAAAAACGGCGCAAGTTCCTTCGTAACGAAGGTCCGAATCGCATCATGAATTTGTGCGACATCAATGGCTGCTGCATGCGGAACCTTGACCTTTACGACTGGCAGCGATGCAAAGGCTTGGACAGCAGTCACCATGGCCTCCTTTGTCTTCGGCATGGGCTTCACACCCTTTTCAACTAGAATTGCACGAAGTTGCGGAGCCCCAGGAATCTTTGTAAATAGATTGCCACTAGCATCCTTTAAAAGAGGAGCGCTTGCAGGTACGTGGCGAGCACATGAAAGTCCAGTGGCTGAGCTGAATCGGGCCTTGGCACTACAAGATGCGCACGGTGGTGCCTTTACACCTGCATCATTTGATGCTCGCTCCTCCAAAAGATTGTAGTTTCCCCATCCATTGATGGTAATCTGCTCACCTGCTACTGTGGTAATGCACCAGGCAAGATTCTTAATTCCAATATCAAAACAGAGTGTACTCTTGTTCATTCTGTTTTAGTATTTAATGATTGCTTAGGCAGCACGTATGAAAGTGCCTCCAAGATTAGCGGAACCAACGCCACCTGAGCCAAGTGCTTCAAAGGAACGGCCTCGCGCCGAGTTACGACCACCCTCGAAACGACGAGTCACAGGAGGTACTTGCTGAGTCTGTAGGGGTACATTTGTATTGAAGGTTCCAAAGAGTGCAGGTATGTGTTCTTGCCGCTCCTGGCCGATCCCGTTTCGGAGATTTGTTTTGTAGCCCGAGCATCCAAATGCGTCACATTGTACTACAGTTGCAGGAGGCGGAACAATGGTGTTGTCAAATCCTAGATTTGCTCCCGTGTTAATACTCTGGCGTTCACGTGAGAGTGCAATAATTGCATCTGTATTGCGCTGTGACCAGAGGTGAACTGAGTACTGCATTCCCGCAGGAATGTTTTCACTACAGTGAGTCCTGTAATCAGTAAGTATAGCAGCATCCTGCATAGGTGCCGCCCAACCGGGGAATCGTGCATCAGGTACAGGTCCTATAGCATAGGCGCCTTTAGGAGTGAGTCTTTGAACAAAAGCCTGCTTTGATTGACTTTCAGAAAGATTTGTATAATAACCTGGTTCCGTTGGAAGGCGGAAGAGTTTCGCGTCCATCTATATCTCCTTAAGATGTGAGTTCAGCATCTTCCTCGAGAAGAGCACCCTCTACTGTAGGGGCAACACCCTCAGGCACAGAGGAGAGGGGTGCCTCGGCCTTACGAAGAGCCTCTGTGAGTTCCTTGCGGCCAGCTCCACTCGGGACCTTCAGGTTGCGCTTCTTAGCAAGATCTTTCAGTTCCTTTACGGACATTGACTCATAGGTCGGGCTTACCTTCGTCACCTGAACCGGATCCGCCTTCTGGGTCACCTTGGACTCTGTAACTTCGAACGCCTTCATCTCAGGCTGACGCTCAGCTTGCTGGAGAACGTCCTTATAGAGTTCCTCCTCAGAACTATCTACATCTGTCTGGCTCAGCGGCTCAGGTGCAGATACTGCCTGAATTTGTTCAACGGCCATTTCATCATCGTGCGCATGATCATGGTCATGGTCGCCACGGCTCTGACCGACCATCTCCATTGACATCTTTACATCGAGGAGGATGCTCTCAATAAGTGAAACCCGCTTTTCGTTCTGAACGAGACGGCTGTAGAGATAGAAACAGACAGCACCGAAGACAAGTGTGAGCGTAATACCGATAGTAAGCGATTCCGTAAAACCACTGGAGTTCATTATTTCTGTTTAGTAATCTTAACTTAAGGTGCTAGGTTTACCCGCGTGGGGATCAAGGGGGCAGGGGGGCGGCCGCTAGGGAAACCAAATTTCTTATAAAGTTGCTCAACACTACTTACTCTGCAAATACCGGGTACGAGCGTAAATGAAAAACGAATACCCGTTTCTGAAAGACTTGCGGGGACACAGAGACGCTGTACATGCTTTGGAGAACTCTCTACAAGTTCAAATACATGCGTACTGACAACACTGAGTACCGAAGAGGACAACCATAAATGATCTAAAAATCTCTTTGCAGTTTTTGTTCCATCGGGGGGATTTGTACTGTGAAAAAGTTCATCGTAGAGAAGAAGTCCTCGTTCAGATAAATTACTGCGGCGTAGCACTTTCGATGCAAACGACAATTCACGCTCAAAGAGACTCTGGGTCCCAGGTTGGTCAACAAGACGAAGACCTGATTCAATCCAGGAAAATGGAGTAAGTGTTGCTGCCGTCGCAAATGCGACACCATATGTCTGTGAAAGCCAGACATTCAGGAGAAGCGCCCGTAGGATAGATGATTTTCCGCCCTTATTCGGTCCAGTGAGGACCGTATGCCCGCTGGAAACGAAGGAAGATGTGACTCTCTTCTCAGCTGGTATACTCGGATCGAAAAAGTTCACTAATTTACAAGAAGGTCCACGTGTACGAGTAAGTTTCACAAAACAGAGATCAGGACAGATTGCAAGGCGCCATTGAATTTCATGCATTGCAAGTGTATGTGTAATCCATGCGAGATCTGTGGGATGGTCGCGAACATACGCATAGAGTTGACGCGGCTCTTCTGTTGGCCAGATATCTAGATGAGGACATGACGTGACTTTCCCAGTGACTGCAGTATAGGTTGTAAAAAACTCCGTGAGTTTCGCAGAATATGCTTGAAAGAACTGACCGCGTTCAAGAATCTGATCGTCTATCTTCTTCATATGAAATGCTTGTTGAACTGGTTGAATTACACCCTGAATCATGCCGAAGGCGGTCCAACAGGTCTGAAAGAGAATACGCGCTCGTTCTCCTAGATTCATTGTTGACCAGAGTTTTCCACCGAGCCACATTGACGATAGAGTTGTTAAATATGTATCAAATGGCATGGGAATCTTGAATATGAATCTGAGAATGATAAATGGTAGAATCCAAGCAATCAGTGGAATTAATACAGCGAAAAAAGGCACTACATAGATTTTAAAAATGGAGAGTGCTGGGAGTAGAAGGGGTACTTCATTCAGTGGCCGTGACCATTCCTGAGTAAAAACAAGTTGTGAAAGACTTTCAGCCTCCCATTCTTTGGGCTGTGTACGAAATTCAGTGAGTTTCTCCTCAAATCCCTTGAGTTCAAAAAAAAGTTTATTGATTTTATCTACATTTGTCACAAGAACTGTTTCCCTGAGCCTGTGTATAGGTTCTTGTACAGTACGAATAGCTGCGGGCGTTGTTTTGAGAGTTTGTAACGTTTTTAAGAAAAGCGTACGAGTCTCATCAAGTTGAAATCCGAGAGGGTTGAGCCACTCATCAGAGCCCATTTCTTTTTGTATTTCTGCCATTTTTGAAGAGAGAGGAGTTAAATTTGATAAAGGACCGCGTGCGCATGATTTAAAAGAAAGAAAATGAAGTATACACTAGCGATGGCTTCAGCAAGAAGCACCGAGGAGACCATTCAGGCGATTCTTACTTTAAGACATCGCGCACCTCAAGTTCCTGAGGAGATTCTGCAGAGAATACGAGCAATTGATTCACTGCTTCATGACAACGATACGGTTGTTCCAAACTGGCGTCGTGGAATATCCGGAAATGCCTCTCAATCACGAGGACGGCAGCAGGGGCATGTGCCCCAGTCCCAGTCCCAGCCTCCTCCAAACAATCGTTGGAAGAATACTCCACCATCTGAGCATCATGTGGGCCAAGGAGGAGGGGGTCAAGTTGTGCAGAATCAAAAATACCAGAGTCGTTTCAAGAATACAGATGCAGGTATTGATGATACGATTCTTAACACAATTATCTTAAATAAGTTAAATAAATTCAGTGCATCAACTTACATAGATGTACGTGATTTTCTCTATCAAATTCTTGACAGTGGCCAAACTGATTTTACAAAGGAGTTTATGCGCCTCGTCTTCAAAAAGGCAGCTGCGGAAGATATGTATTGCCCCCTCTATGCTCGGCTCCTAAGTGAACTCCGAACGACCTATCCAGTCATTCAGACAGAAATGAGCGAACTCTTTCATACCTACTTAACTATTTTCCAAGATGTAGATGAATCAGATTCTGTTAATTACAAGGCATTTATTGAGCGTAATCTTGAAAAGAAGTATCGCCTTGGATACAGTCAATTCTTGGCTGAACTTGTGATCATGGAAACAGTTGATTTAGCCTCACTTGAAAAGACATTTGAAATTCTCATTTGTAATATTTCAAGACTTGGATGGGTGGAAGGCAAAGTAAATGAAGTTCAAGAATATGCAGATTGCCTATTAAGAATGTCAAAGGTGGTTCATAAGAAAAATACAGGATTCTTTGTGAATCTCCGTAAACAGCTCTATGAAGTCCTCCGAGTGCGTCTAGAAGAAATACTCAATTCACCCAAAGAAGACTTTCCGAGTCTGGTTCCGAAGAGTCGATTTGCGCTGATGGATATTCGTGATAATCTTCAAAAATAGACCTGAATAAAAAGATTTTTACTATGTAGAAAAAATGGCACCTACTCGCAAGAATCGTCGTTCTGGTGGATTAATGGGACGTCTCTGGAGCCCTTTTGGACACACGGCGATGGCCGCGTCCAACACGGCGGGTGCGGTTGCGAATACCGCGAAGGGCCTTGTAAGTGTAACGGCGCGTGGTGTTAATCAAGTGGGTCGTCGTGTTACGGCTCACTTCAATGCGGCCGTAGGCGACCTCATCAAGGCTCGCAAGAGCCGCCGTAATCGTAAGCAGGCGGGTGGCAAGAGCCGTCGTAATCGCAAGAATCGCACCCGTCGCAATCGTAGAAACTAAGTGCGGGAACCAAAAACTTGAATCCACTTGGCCACCCTTTTTGCGTTTAGAGAAAAGCAAAAATGAAGGAAAAGCATAGGATGCCCACCAACAAGAATCGTAGTACTAAGGATTCATCCGAGAAGAATGACAAGCCTTCTCGAAAGGATGCTACTGGTCAGCGGACTCGTCCGGCTTCGCAGATGCAGCGTCGCCGCAAGGGTCGGGCAGACGATGATGACGAAAGTGTAGATAGTAAGGGCAATATTCGTGACCTTATTGTGTCTACAGAAGATGAAGAGATGGAGGACGATACTTCTTCCTTTGAAGAGGATACTTCTCCGAGTGAAGAGATTGCTCCTGTTTCTTCAATTGCGCGTCGTCTAGGTAAAAAGGCTCCTCGCAAGGCGGCCGAGAAGGCCCGTGAGACAATTCGCCGGCGTCTTGCAAAGAAGAAGTCAACTAAGTCAAGTTCTCGTGATTCCAAGGACCGTGAGGAATCCGAGGAAGAGGAGGAGCCCAAGAAGAAGTCAAAGTCAGTTTCTCGTAAGAAGATTGTCGAGGAGTCTGAGGAGGAGGACGAAGAAGAAGAGGAGGAGGAAGAGGAGGACGAGGAAGAAGATGAGGAGGATGATATGGAAGAAGATGACGAGGAGGAGGATGAAGAGGATGGTCATATCTTCAAGAAGGGAGGATTCAGTATCACGCTGGGTGCCCTTGAAGAGGATGATGAGCGAATGATTCCCAAGCGTCACAACATGAAGAAGGAGTCTGATATTGTAAAGCGCTTTGTAAAGTTAGTGACGGAGCCCGTTGAAGAGAATACGATTGATGACCAGATTGACCAGTTCAAGGGCCTTACGGAGATCAAGCAGAAGCAGATGATTGAGGCACTTGAGAAGAAGTCAACGGCTGCAGCAGCAGAGCAGCCGCTCATGTTCAAGATTCTCTCTATGAGTCTACCGACTGAGACTCAGGCCATGGTACTTAATAAGTACAACAATCTTCAGGGCTTGGATCCCGGTAGTGGTGAGTACTTCAAGCTCCGTGCATGGCTCGAGAAGCTGACCAGTGTTCCGTTTGGTCTCT